GTTGAAACTACCGAGACGTCGCTCATCGCATGACCACGGTCCGCGCTCAGCGCGATAACGGTGCCGGAGCTGGATGAGAGCCCACGAAGGAGAGCGAGGAACTGACGCCACGACATGTCGGAGACGTCGCGCACCAAGTCGATGTGATACTCCCGAAGGAAGTCAGCCTCGATCTTCGACCAGTGCTCTATGATCGAGAAACGGACCTCTTCGACTCCCGTCGGGTCTTCCGGTTTGGGGGTGTCACGGCCACCCCCGAATAGCGACGCATCACGAGCTGGATGAGCTCGCTGAGCTCTGGGACCGTGAGACGGTTGTCGCGCACGATCGTGCGAAAGTTCTCAGCTCCGAAGATCGAGACGCCCATCTCCTCGAGCGCAGTCGCGGGCACGTTCGCGTTTCCGCCCATCGTGGTCTGAAGACGCACGATGTCGAGCGCGAACATGGCCGGGAGCTTCGCAGGCAGGTCGTAGACCTTCCCGCCGATCTTGAGGTTGAGTGGCTCTTCCTTGTGCTCCGCGCGGAAGACGTCGAAGTCGATCAGGTCTGGCACGTATCTCCTAGCTCCCCGGTCCGGGGCGTTCTGTCGTCGCGTTGATGACTTCGCCCCGCATGTCGAGGCTGTACTCGGAACGTCCGTTCTCATCGGCTCCGAGTCGAACGGGCGACGCGTGAGTCCCGAGCATATAGACCACCTCGGTCCCGTCAGGAAGAGTCATGTTACGCTTCCCGTGAAGGAGAGAGTAGATGCTCGACCACATCGTGAGCGCCCAGAGGGTCCCGCTCTCGCATCGCGTCACTACCTGGAACGCGACGGGATCGTAGGGCAGGAGAGAGTCAGCCTCTGAACCGCCCGTGATGTACACCGCGACAGCGCGATCGGGCGTAGACGGCATCCCATCAACGAACACGTTGCCTTCGTCGGTGCCTTCGCTGTACGCGAGGCCGTCTATCATTGAGCCGAGGTACTGCGCGATGCCGACGTGGATCACACGAGGCCTCTCTTCATGGTCTCCGCGAGGATGACGAGCGCGTCGTTGCCGGCCTCGTCGAACGCGAGCTCGAGCCACTTCCCGCGGCGTCCGAAGCTGAACTGGTACTGCGGGTTCTGGTGTAGGCGCACGGCGTACGGCGTGTCATAGGAGATGGTAGCCTTCATGTCGTCGGCGTCTACCGCGCCCGACCCAGCGAGCATGCCCTCCTTGAACGGCACCGTCTTGTTGGCGACGCGAAGGATCTCACCGGCAGCGGCGATGAGCGCAGACTTAGACATCCCGTAGACTCGACCCATCGTCTCAGCGGTGTACCAGTGCTGGCTCACGACGCGGAAGCTCATGACCCGCTCCCGCTGCCGAGCGCTCCGCCGAGCGACGCGAACCGCGTGAGGTGCACCTCGTAGTGCGAAGGTCGGCGCTCATCGGGCATCGCGTAGCACCGGACCACGCGGTAGAGGGTGCTGCGCGCCGTGACGCGTGACTCGGGGCGGATCGGTCCTGCTTCTGGTCGCACGATGAGGAGAGTGTCGATTGTGACCGTCTGGCCGGCCGCGTTCTGCACCATCTGGAGGGTGCTCTGAACCGACGCGCGAACTACGCGCGACTCCCCGTAGACGGGGCCCAGCGCGCCAGTGCCGGCGAAGTCTTCGACGGTGACGTTGAAGCGAAGGAGCTCACTCGGAACGCGCATCAGATCGCGCTAGCGCCAGACCAGTAGACTCCGGCCGCGAGTAGGGTGCGCAGAGCCCGCTGGCCGAGGTATCCGGGGAGCTTGTTCACCTGGACGCGACCGCCCTGGAGCGAGGCGCCGGCAGGAAGACCCACAACGTCGTGCTCTTCGCCGACCTCGAGCCAGTACTCTACCTGGTCGCACGTCGCGTTGGTGATTGCGGTCTTCTGCATCGTGTTGCGCGCGAGCCACGCCGTGCGCTCGACCAAGTTCATGCCGAACGGGTACACGCCGTCCCAGATTAGCTGGGCGCGCCCCATCGTCGCGTAGTCGATGAGCTCGCTCGCCTTCGTGAGGAGCTGCGTCGCGTTCGACGGAACGTCATAGGGCATGCTGAGACGAGCGGTGAGGGCTGAGGTGTCTGCGTACGTGGTCGTCATCGTGAGTCAACTATACGCGCGGAGCGCGGGTCAAAGAGCGTGCCGGGAGGATCAATCGACCACGTCTTGTCAGGAAGCGGCGCACCTTTCTGCGGAAGAGACGTGATGAGATCCCAGTCGACTCCCGGGAACTCTGCGCGCATCGCGTCGGTGACCAGCTCCATGTCATTGCCCGCCATCGACAGGCCGCGCCGCATGTTCTGGTGCGACCGAGTCAGATCGTGGCGCACCCACAGCCACGCGGGCTTCTTCGTGGCCGGCTGGAGAGGAGCGAGCATCGCTGCCGAGAGATGGCCGACGGTGTTGATGGTCCGATGATCGTGGACGGGAGCCTGGTACGTGCAGAACATGGGCACCGTGTAGAGCACTCGCTCCGCGAACATGCCCATCACCCGGTAGCCAGCCGGCAGCGACCACACGGTCGGCCTAGCGGGGTCCCACGCCTCAGCGCGTTCACGCACGACGCGCATCGCGAACGGCGCCAGCGCATCGTCGTCATCCATCCGCGTCGTGAGCGTCACCTGGTCCCACTTGATGTGCTTCTTCCACGGGCCCCACGGCTTGTCGGGGCCGCCGCGAGCGATCATGTCCTCAGATGACTTGATGACAGTGTACTTGAGACCGGCAGACATGATCGCCGCTCGTCGCTCTTCGAGGAGAGGGTCTCTCGGGTTGATGAGCACGATCCACGCGAAGTCCTTCGACTCCTGCGCCTTGATGGCCGGCACCGTGACGTGCGCCAGGAGCTCGATACGCCTTCGGTTCTCCTCGATCGACACCGTGGGCGCGAAGGAGGATCGCGTCAGGAGATAGTGGCGCATCGGGTCTCCGTCCAGTCGATGAGCACCCCGGCCGCTCTGAATGCGGCTCCGGTACGGAACGCGTAGACCATCGACAGCGCCTTCTCCCGCGCCTCCACCTGTTCCGGTGCGTCTTCAAGGGCCTTCTTCACCGTTCTCGTGATGAGGTACGGCTCATCGACGCGTAGCCCGACATCTGCAGCGTCCCAGAAGCGGAGCCCGTGATCGATGTCGCGCCGGTAGAACTGAGGGTCGAGGACCACGACGGGTCTTCCGGTCGCCGCGAACTCGTAGATGGTGGAGGTCGCGTCAGCCACGTAGATGTCGGCGCGACGACAGACCTCCTCGAAGTCACGAACCGGCTCGATGCCCTTTCGCCGGTACCACGGCTCGAGTCGTGACCAGATGCGCGGGTGACCGTGGCCGATGACCGTGTAGCCCGCCCGCTTCAGCGGGACTATGTGCTCCCGCGCCCAGATGAACGCCGATCGGGTCTCTTCGCTGACGAGGCAGTTCCAGTGGAAGGAGACGGCGACGACTGGAGGGACAGATCGCTCTGGCTTTCTGGGGAGTGTGTCGAGCTTGGCGCAGCCGACGATCTCGACTCGCGCGTTCGGGTACGCGGCGCGATCGCGCGCCGCGGGATGCGGGCCTGGGTGGAGGAAGAGCTCAGCATTGCGATCGTGGCCTCCTGCGTAGGAAGAGCGACGTGCAGTCGACGCTTCACCGCCGAATGAGAAGCCGGCGCCGTGCTCCATGATCGCGACAGGTCTCCCTGCACGACGTGCCTTGTGAAGGTCACCGATCGAGGCCACGAGCGTAGGAACATCTGCAGTAGGAGGCGGCCACTTTCGAGGCATGGCGCACTCGGTTCTTGAGTAGAAGGTACCTCTCACTTCTGGAGGAAGAGCATTCCAGATCGGGAGGATGTGGTCTACGAAGTGTCGCTCGCTGGTGATGACGTCTATCACCGGCGGATCATACACCAAGGGCCCGACCAGAGCCGGGCCCTTCGTGTGGAGCGACGATCTAGTTGAAGATCGAAGCGCCGCTGACCTTGAGGACGGCCTGCCACTTGGCAGCGTCGTTGTGCCCGCCGTCCGCGAGGGTGACGGTGGCTGAGGCCTGGAACTCGATCGTGTTGCCGCCGGGCGACGTGATCTTGAACCAGCCGAGAGAGTCGAGCCCGACCTCCTGGGCGAGCGCTTCGACGGCCGCCTGGCCGGCGTTGCGCGTCCCCGAAGTGACGTCCTCGAGCGTGAAGCCCGCGAGGGTCCACTGCTCGGTGCGCTGTGCGGTCATGTGCTCGCCGTGACCGTCGCTGTCGAACGTCGTGGTGTCCGCCTCAGTCGCAGACGGGGCGTGGGTCAGGGTCGCGAGACCGCCGATCGGCGTCCAGTCCGAGTCACCTGACGCGGGCGTTCCGGAGTCTGTGCCGGAGTCCGAGATGAAGATGTCAATGGCGAGATCCCTCGCCAGGAACTTCGTGACGGCCATGTGTCACCTCCCTAGCGGCGGGGGCGGACCGTCAGCCCGCCCCCAACCGTTTCGGTTAGCTCCCGTAGACCGTTCCGGAGCCGGAGCCGATCCCGTCGAACGGCGTGGCCGCATCGACGAGCTTGGCGTGCTTCCGCTCGTTCCCGTACTCCAGCCCGATCTCACCGTAGATCTGGCTGGTGTCGCGGGCGCCCGTCTTGGCGAGAGGCTCCCAGAAGAGGAAGCCCTTATTCGGGATCGCGAGGATCCGCGGAGCGCACTCTTCGAGAGAGACGGCCACGATCGTGCCGACCGGCATGTACCGGTCGACCATGATGTTGGCGGTCCCGAAGTCCGTCTCGATCGTGGTCAGGTTGACGCCGCCGACGTTGCGGGTGGCCGGAAGAAGAACGCCGCCGGTGAGCCCGACCCGAAGGTAGAGCTTGGTGAGCAGGCGCTTCATGCCAGGCCCGACGAGGAGCGTCCGGGTCTCCCCCTCCATCAGCCCACCGTGCTGGTAGGCGATCTGGAAGAGGTCGTTGATGTCATCGATCGTCGGCGTGGCGCCGTTGAGATCGCGGACGTTGGTGACGATGGCCTCGAGAAGCCCGCGCGTCTTGCGCGGGGTCGCGTTGTCGGCCGGCTCCGCGAAGGTGCCGGTGATGAAGCCGAGCTCCACGTCGCGGGCGATCTGCTTGAGCTGCTGATCCAGCTGCCAGCGCATCTCGTCTGCGACCGGCGACACGCCGCGAAGCGTGGTGCCGTACCCGCCGCGGTCCCCGAGGGCCTGACGGGTGTAGGAGACCTCGACGGCCTCCTGGTGAATCTCGACCACGTTGTGCGCGTTGGTCCGGACGCGCTCTTCCGGCGTGGGGGCGTCATCGCCCTCGACATGCTGACGGTTCGCGTCAGCATTGCGGAGGCGGTAGAACTCCCACTCGAAGCGCTTGTCGTAAGCTGGACGGCCACCCGTCAGCCCGCCGATCGCCGAGAGGAACGGCGTGTCCTCAGGGGAGATGCTGAAGAGATCTCCCACGTAGTTGGGGAGGTCGAATGACGTCCCCATGCCAGTGATGCCGGGCATGTTTCTCCTTGCGTTGTGTGGGAGCCCGGCCTACTTGGCCTACTTGGCTCCCGTCAGCCCCATCGTGATCTTGAGGTCGCGGGCTTCTGCCCACTTCCCTGCTCGCTCGAGCGCCGCGATCTTCTCCTTGAGGGTAGAAGGATCATTGCCCCCGAACTCGCCGTGCGCCCCTGCCGTGGGCGGTCCCTTGAGCAGGAACGGCTTGTCGTGCAGAAGAACCTTGACAGCCTCTGCTGCGCCTGTGACGTTGCCATCCTTGTCGACCGCGACGGTCGCGTTGCCCGCGAGAAGAGCGACGACTGTGTCGCCGTCGACTGCGTTCTGCTTCGTCGCTTCCGAGTAGATGGACGCGCGCCGCAGCGTCGCGTTGGCCCGCTCGATGGCGGTGTTGCCCGCCAGCTCTGCCTTCGCCGCCTTGTCTAGAGCCTTCTGCAGCTCCGTCTTGGCGTTCTCGTCCGCCTCATCCACCTTCGCGACCTTCGCCTTGAGCTCGTCGTAGTCGGCGAACTTGGCGGTGTGCCGTGCGAGCCTGTCTGCGATGATCGCGTCCAGCTCCGCCTGGGTGAACGTCTTGGCCTCCGGG